AAACACAGGAGTAGTAGTATTCGGACAAAAAACTATGCAGAAAAAAGCTAGTGCTTTAGATAGAGTAAATGTAAGAAGATTATTAATAGCTCTTAAAAATTTCATTTCTCAAATAGCAGATAATTTAGTATTTGAACAAAATACAATAGCTACAAGAAATAATTTCCTAGCACAAGTTAATCCATATTTAGAAAGTGTACAACAAAGACAAGGATTATATGCCTTTAAAGTAGTAATGGATGAAAGTAATAATACCCCAGATGTTATAGATAGAAATCAATTAATAGGCCAAATTTATATACAGCCAACTAAAACAGCTGAATTTATATACCTAGATTTCAACATATTACCAACTGGAGCTACTTTCCCGGTATAAAAAATTAAAGAATTAGATATTTATAACAAGAAATAAACAGTAAAAGATGGCAGTATTAGATCCCAATGAAATATTTTATACAGCGTTTGAACCCAAACAGGCGAATAGGTTTATCCTATACATGGATGGGATGCCAAGCTATATTATTAAAGCAGTTAGTGCTGTAACTTTAAACCAAGGTGTAGTAACATTAAACCACATTAATGTTGAAAGAAAAGTTAAAGGTAAATCAGTATGGCAAAATGTTACTTTAACATTATTTGATCCTATCACCCCTTCAGGAGCACAAGCAACTATGGAATGGGTAAGATTACATCACGAATCAGTAACAGGTAGAGATGGTTATTCTGATTTCTATAAGAAAGATTTAACTATTAACGTATTAGGACCTGTAGGTGATATTGTTTCAGAATGGATATTAAAAGGTGCTTTTATTACATCAACTAACTTTGGTGAATATAGCTGGGATACTGTAGATACAGCAATTAACCTGACTATTGAAGTATCAATTGATTATGCAGTATTAAATTTCTAAGAAATTTTAAATATTTTTTTAAAGGGAGCTTGGCTATGTCAAGCTCTTTTTGTATGTTGATATTTATAATAAAATTAAGTTATTTTAAATAAAAGATTATGAGCGAATTTAAGTTCCCTACTGAAGAAGTAGAATTACCATCAAAAGGCTTAGTATATCCTAAAGAAAATCCTTTATCAAGCGGAAAAATTGAAATAAAGTATATGACTGCTAAGGAAGAGGATATTTTAACTAATCAAAACTATGTAAAACAAGGCACTGTAGTAGACAAATTACTAAGATCATTAATAGTAGATAAAAAAATAAACTATGATGATATGATTACAGGAGATAAAAATGCGGTTTTAATAGCAGCTCGTATTTTAGGTTATGGAAAAGATTATACCTTTAAATATTTAAATGCTGAAACTATAACAATAGATTTAACAGATCTAAAAACAAGGTATTTAGATGAATCTACTATGATAGAAGGTAAAAATGAATTTCCTTATACTTTACCTCACACAAACACAGAAATTACTTACAAAATTTTAACTAATAGGGATGAAAAGAAAATAGATGCTGAAGTAAAGGGTCTTAAAAAAATCAATAAAACTGCATCCCCTGAACTATCTACTAGATTAAAATATATGATTACTTCAGTTAATGGAGAAACAGAAAATAAAACAATTAGGGATTTTGTAGATAATTATATGTTAGCTAGAGATTCTAGAGCATTTAGGGAACATTTAAGATCTACTCAACCTGATATTGAAATGAAGTTTAACTATTTAAATGAAAGAGGTGTAGAGGAGGATGCTGTCGTTCCTATGACAGCCGGGTTTCTTTGGCCTGACACAGGAGTATAGAGTAGAATTATTCAATACTTTACATGATTTAGTTTTTCACAGTGGTGGTGGGTATGACTACTACACTGTATATAATATGCCTGTTTGGTTAAGAAAATTCACTGTTAATAGAATTATTAAATTCAGACAAGAGGAGAAAAAATCAATGGATAATGCGGGTAAACAAAATAATTCTACATCTGCTAATTTAGGAGACCCTATTCCTGATCACATAAAATCAAAATTTAAACAAGCTAGTAAGCAAGCAGATTATATTTCAAAAAGAGCTAAAAAATAGTGTTTTTTAATATTTATAATAAACACCTATTGAATGGCTGATAATAAAAAAAGATTAGACCAAATTAATGAAGCTCTTAAGGATACAACCTTAACTCAGGCTGAACAAAATAAACTTTTAAAGGAGAACAATCAACTCCTACAAGAACAGCTAGACAAACAAAGAAAAAGTTATGATCTATCATCTTCAATGGTAGATTCTTTAAAAGAAGCCTTAGGAATTAATACTAAAAGATCCACAGCTGATGCTAATCTTTTAAAAATTAATAAAGAAATTAATAAAACAATTCAGGATCAAGTAAAAGGTGGATATGATACTAATGATCTTTCTAAACAAATTATAAAAAATAATAAGGTTATAGAAAAATCAAAAGTAACTATTGCTTCATTAGAAGCAAGAGTAGGTGTAGAAGGAAAAAAAAGAGTAAACAATTTAAATAGTGAATTAGGTCAAATAAAATCAAAGGAAAAATTACTTCAAGAGGAACTATCAAAAACTGCAGAAATGGGGGGGATAGATCTTGATAGAGTTGCATCACTTCAAAAACAAATACAATCTCATGATGCGAATGTAGATTCCATGATGAAGGGTATGACTGCAACTGAAAAACAATTAACCTTTACTAAAGCTAACCAAAAAGCACTAAAAGAACAAAATAAAGAAAGAGAAAAAGAATTAGAAAAAATACATGAAATTGATAGAAATTTAAGGACTTTTGGATCTTTAATGAAAGGACTTTCTAAAATTCCTGTTATAGGAAAATTTGTTGATGCTGAAAATATTCTTAAAAAAGCAAGAAAAGCAGCAGATGACGCTGGAGGAGGAATTGCAGGTGGCTTTATAGGAGCCACGGCAGGAGCTAAAGAATTAGGAAAAAATTTAGGTAAAGCTTTAGGCCCAGCAGCTATACTAGTAACTCTTATTGATACTTTTACTCAAGTAGATAAACAATCAGCAGAATTTGCTAAAAATCAAGGTATATCTTATGATGCTTCTTTACAATTAAGAGCAGAAATGAGTGAAATAGCTAAATCTTCAGACGATGTAGCAGTTAATTCTGCCAGAATGGTAGAAGCCCAAACATCATTAAATAGTTTTTTTGGTTCTAGTGTTAAATTTTCAGGAGAAATGGCTGCTGATTTTGCTTCTTTATCTAAAAGAACAAATATGACAGCTGAAACTCAGGGAGTTATAGCATTAGAAACAATGAGAACTGGTAAATCTGCTAAAGATGTTACTAAAGAAATAAATCTTCAAGTACTACAATCTAATAAACAATTAGGTCTTCAAATGAGTACTAAACAAGTGCAGGATGCTATAGGTAAAACTTCAAAAGCATTACAATTAACTTTTAAGGGTAATGTAACAGAACTTACTAAACAAGTAATGCAAGCTAGGGCATTAGGTGCTACTATGGAACAAGTTGAAGCTATATCTTCTAGTTTATTAGATTTTGAAAGTTCAATACAAGCTGAACTTGAAGCAGAATTACTATTAGGTAAAGATATAAATCTAGAAAAAGCAAGACAAGCAGCTTTACAAGGTGATTCGGCTAAGGTAGCAGAAGAAGTTTTAAAAAATACAGCTATAATGAATGCTTTTGAAACTAAAAATGTTATAGCACAAGAAGCAGCAGCTAAAGCTTTAGGAATGAATAGAGATCAATTAGCTGAAATGGTTATGGAGCAACAAAAGTTAGAAAGTTTAAGAAAATTTGGAGCTGAAGATATGAATGCAGCTCAAGAAAAATATAATGAATTAAGAGAAAGTGGAATGACAGCTGAACAAGCTGCTAAAGAAGTGGGGGATGATGCCCTAGCTAGTCAATTAGAGTCACTTGGTGCCTCAGAAAAATTTGAAGAAACAATGGCAAGAGTTCAGGAACTATTTGTACAATTAGTTCCACCTATAATGGAGCTTATTGGTCCTGTTGTAGATATATTACTTCCAGCAATTCAAGCTATTGGGTTTGTAATAGGATCAATAACAGAAGGAATAAAAATGTTTGTTAAGGGATTAAAAGAAGGTTCAGCTGGAGCTATTGTCTTAGCGGGAGCATTAGGATTAGTAGCTTTACCTTTAATAATAAGTGCCATTTCTGGTATATTTAGTACTTTTGCACAAATACCATTTGGTATAGGTATACCCTTAGCAATTGCAGCTATAGCAGGTTTTAATACTCAGCTAAATAAAGGTAAAGCTAAAGCTCCTAAACCTACGGGTGATATGTTTTCTCCTGCAGATGGTAAAACCCAAGTATCAACTAAAGAGGGGGGACTATTTGAATTATCTCCTAATGATGATCTTGTAGCGGCACCTGGAGCTGGCGATGCCATAACGGCAAATGGAGGAGGAGCAAGTAATTCTGCTTTAATATCAGAAATTCAAACATTAATAGGAATAAATAGACAAATATTAGCTAAATCCCCAGTAATAGAAATGAGTGGAACTAAAGTAGGTGAAGGAGTTAGTCAAGCTGAGCGAGCAATTCAATAAAATTAAATATTTATAATAAAACAAACAATTATGAAAGGACTACAAGATAAATTATTAAATGGAGGATCTGTTTACACTGAATATAATGGTATTACACCACCAATAGAAGATAAATCATTATCTAAATTACATTTTGATTATTCTATTAATGGTACCCCTGAAATTTTAGGACAACCATCACCATCAAATTTAGATTTAAACGGACAAACCCCAGCTAACAACTATAAAAATAATGCACCAATAGAAGGAGTAGGAAGAATATAGGAGACAAATGAGCAATCTTTTAACTTATAAGACTGACCTTAAATCTCTAAAGTATAGTAAGGATAGACCTGATGCAGGATATAGTGGGCAACCCTTTATCCAAAAGGATATAGATAAAGAACCCACTAATAATTCAACTGAAGATTTTTTATTAAGAGGTGGATTAAATGCTGTTCCTGACGCTTTAGAAGATGTAGGTAGATTAACAAAATACTTTTTTAATTTGAAATCTCCTAGTGGTTTTTTATTTATAGCAAAACAAAATTTACTATCAAAAACATCAGTCAAAACACAAGCTTCAAGTGGTTTAGGTTATGGTGGCTTTTCAGTTGACATAGGTAGTAACACTATAGGAACAAAACAATCTGGTCCTATTAATCAGGGGGTTTATACACCTTTATCTACTTTAATACAAGCAGGTACTGGGTTTTTAGGAAATCGTGTAAATTCTTTAGGTGTAAATCCTTTATCACCCCAAAACATAAATGGTATTCAAATCCCAGATATTGGAGGTGGGTTAAATACTTATGAATCTTCTTTAAAAGATATAGGGGGAAATGGTAGATTAGTAAGTATAGCTAATAGTTTAGCTACAGGTAAAAAAAGTAACATAAGAGATATTAATTTTAATCCTTTAGAAGATGGATTAACTCTAATGTCTTATCAAGGTGGACCTGGAGCTATATTAGGCATTGGTACTACTAGTATTAGAAAAGCTTCTAATTCTATAGGGTTGAATTTAACTCCAAGACAATTAGAATCACCTACTAGAAATAATAAAACCCAAGTATTTTCGGGTAATACTTCTGCATGGTCATATCAACAATTAACTTCAATATCAGGTTCTAATGCACCTACAGGATATGCTGATTTTAATTTTAGTACACCCTCTTTAAGAGCAGAAACTCAAATTAGAGATTTTAGAGTTCCTTTATTACCAACAGAACCAGATGCAATTTCTACAGTAGTAGGGATAGCACCTTCATATTTTGGTGAAAATTCTAAAGCAATAGAAGGAGTAAGTGATTCAAGAATAAAACAAATATCCCCAGGACAACGAGGTAATAGAATAAATTACCAAAAAGGAAAAGTAATAGATGGAGTAGTTTCAGTTGTAGATCAAATTAATTTTCAACCTATATATAAATCTTCAAATGTAAGACCTTCTAGTGAGGGTTTTGCTAAAAATGATTTTGTAAAATTTAGAATCGGAGCTGTTTTAAGAGATGGGCAAAAAGTATTTTCTCATTTTAGAGCTTTTATAAATAGTTTTTCTGATAGCTATAATAGTACTTGGAATGGTATAAAATATATGGGTAGAGGTGAAGAATTTTATAAATACGGTGGATTTGGTAGAGGAATTTCATTATCATTCACTGTAGCAGCACAATCAAAACCTGAATTAATGGCTCAATATAAAAAATTAAACTTTTTAGCTTCAACATTAGCTCCTGATTATGGAGATAGTGGTTTTATGGGAGGAGTTTTACATCAATTAACTATGGGGGGTTGGTGTTTTGAATTACCTGGTTTTATAAGTAAACTTAATTTAGAAGTCCCACAAGAATCACCTTGGGAAATAGCTATACCTGCAACTGATGATGGAGGAGATCCATCAAATCCAATTTTTTCAGATAATACAGTAAAAGAAATGCCCCATATATGTAATGTAAGTATGGACTTTACCCCAATACACAGATTTAGACCTGAAATACAAGATAATGATTATGATAATTCTGGAAATGAAGTTTCTTCTTATGGTGAACAAAGATATATACAATTGACAAATGGTTTAAATACTAATTATGTACCTGTAAGTTTAGCTCAAGCACAAGAAGGTATTGGATCAGATGCAGAAAATGAGTTTAGACAATTTTTAAGATTTGAAAACGAAGAAGGAGAACAAATTAGTAATACTAGAGGTTACTAAAATTTATTATGGCTAGATATTCAAACATACCAACAGTTAAATCATCAAATGGTAAAACAGTATACCAAACAGTACGTTACCCTGATATACCTAGATCAGAAAATGACATATATGTTTTTACTACTATAGGAGATAGATATGATACTTTAGCTCAACAGTATTATGGAGACTCAGATTTATGGTGGGTTATAGCAAATGCTAATGGAAATTTAGATAAAGGATCTTTAACTCCTCCTTTAGGAACTCAACTTAGAATCCCCGCTAATCCAACTCCTACTTTAGCTACATATAATAATATAAACCCTCAAACTACTGTAACTAATAACACAGCAGGAAATAATGGTTATTAAAATTTATAAGTTATGGGAAATTTACTAGGTGAACCATTTGATAAGTATGTAAATGAACAAATAAGAGCAAGACAACGTCTTCATGGAGCATCTAATAGATCTACAAGAGATTTACAATATTTAAATTCACGTAATGCTTGGATAAAATTAGCTTCTGGGTGTCTTTTAGATCAAAGAAGAGTCGATATGCTTAAAGGTAATCCTTTAATATATCTTGAAGGAGATTCCACGGCACGAATGAATGTATTATTTAATGGGTTATCTTCTACAACTAGATTACAAAGATCTGGTATAACAGATAATGACACTTTAAGAGCTTATGGAGTAGGAGGTACAGGTCAATTTGGGTATTCTCCTATGCCAGGTATAACTGACATGGATTTTAAATGTTTAAATAGAGGTTCTATTAAAAAAGCTACTCTTAATATAAAAGCCCATAATAAAAATCAATTTGATATGATAGATGTATTATATTTAAGATTAGGTTATTCTGTAATGTTAGAATGGGGCTATGATAAGTATATTAATAATAGAGGTACTTTAGTACAACAAGGACCAACATTAATAGATAATTGGTTTTTTACAACAAATAATAAAAACTATAGAGACGCTATTTCAAAAATACAACAAAAAAGAAAAGAAACTTTTGGAAATTATGATGCAGCTTTTGGAATAATATCTAATTTTTCTTGGACATTTGAAGCTGATGGAACTTATAATATTAAGTTAGAAATTATAAGTATGGGAGATGTAATTGAGTCCCTTAAAGTAAATTTACCCTCTGTACTAACAGATACATCAGGAACCCTAGGGCAAACTGTTATAAAAAGATATGCAGCTTTACTAGAATCTAAAGGAGGTGAAACTGTAAGTCAATCCGAATTTTATGGAGCGTTATACCCAGGTTTAAAAACTGCCCTAAGAAATTGGTGGGAGGGGGTTCAAGCGGGTTCTTATAAAACAGGAATATCCGATACTCAACAAATGAAATTACCTAATATAGAAGCTGGTAAAGATTTTCCTAAAAACTGGACAGGAAGAGATGATATAGATGTAAATGGTGATCCTACTAAAGATGATAATAAAACTTATGGAAGTGATTGGATATATGGTTATGGGGAAACCCCTCAGGATAGAACAGCAGGAGGGATAAGAACCTCCCAAGGAAATAAATCTTCATCAGTTCCAAAATTATATAATCCCGATGGAACTGAATATACTAATTCGGACATTGCT